TCGAGTCCCGCCCCGCTGCCTGCTTCAGTCCCCGCACGTCACGGGCTTTGGCGCGCGACACGCAACCAATCGGCACTCATTTCGCGCCACAAGTCGTCATACACGGCGGCTGAGCGTTCCCGTAGCGTGGGCCCGATGGTAGAATGGTCACATGATGAACTCGCAGCAGCGCGAACGCCTGCTCGGCCAGCTCCTGCTCGGCACCAGCACGCGCACCGCCTGCGATTCACTTCGCGTTCTCTACTGCGACCTCCTGCAGGAGCTCGACGACAACGAACCCTTCCGCTTCGCCTACCTGTCGGCGCAGGCGCAGCGGGATTCCGTGACGCGGGCCATGGAGCCGGACACGGAGTAGGCGAGCGGTGGGCATGATGGTCGAAAGCCATCGCCCTCCCTGTCCCCAGCCCATCGTCGTCAAGCGTGGCCGGCCGCCGCGCCTCAAGTCCCGCAGCCGCTGCGTCATCTGCGACGCCGAGCTGCGCGGCGATCACGGCGTCGGCGATTTGATTTGCGATTGCCACCGCCCCATCGGCTACAACCCGCGCTGCGACCCGCACCTTGACCGCCAGGTACTCATCCTCTTGACCACGGCCTACCCCGAGCCGCTCAACCTGCTGCGCGCCCTGGGCACCGACGACCGCTGGGCAATCCACGACTCCGTGAAGCGCTGGCGAGCCCGCGGCGTCAGCGTGCGCGGCATCACGAATGTGGGCTACGTGCTCGGCCTCTCAACAATGGAGGTCGTGGTTCGGGCGAAGGTGAGAGCATGAGCGCGCTGCAAAATGATGCGCAACCGGAGTTTGCATACCTCGGAAGCGTAGGGGCCATGACTTTCGACCCGTTGGCACCGTCTGAGTCGGAGTCGCAGGCGAAGATCACCACGCGGAAGATGCGTTCCGACCTGCACCACTTGACGATCACCGCAACGAAGAAACAGAAGCTCGCCGAAGTCATGCCCGCGCTGCCGAAGCCCGGCGAGTGCTACCACGTCGTGAGTAACGGCGACTTTGACTACTGGACGTGGATACCCGTTCTCGCCGGCTACATGGGCCACGTTGACGAGTTCTACGGGTCCACATGGACGGTCAACCGTAGGAACGTCGTTGAGCTACTGGCGATGCTCGACGACGGGATAATCGGCGCGGCGTCGTTCGTCTCCGGCCTCTACTTCAAGCGCCGTGAGTCGTCCGTGTATGCCACGCTAGTACAGGGCCTCGCGACTCGTGGCCAGCGCTTCTGCTGCCTTGAGAACCACGCCAAGGTGACGCTCCTGGCCAACGCCGCAAGCGGTGACTTCATCGTCATGGAGGGCAGCGCCAACTATACCGCGAACCCGCGCATCGAGCAGAACATCGTGGCCAACGACCGGGACCTGTACGAGTTCCACCGGGAATGGCTCGAGGAGGTGCTATCTCATGGCGGGGAAGAGGACTGACGGCGCAATCGTAGATGCCCGCGTCGCTGAGGTAGCAGAGCTCATCATCGCCAGCCTCACGACGGCGCAGATCCATCGCTACATCGTGAAGGAGCGCCCCGAGTGGCGCATACAGAAGCGCCAGCGAGACAAGTACATCGCCGGAGCCCGTGCTCGCATCGCCGCCTCTGCCGACGTCGATATTGCCGAGGAGACTGGCAAGGCCATCGGCCAACTACGGATGCTGTTCAACCGCTGCCTCGCCATCAACGATTACAAGGCGTGCGCCGCCATCGTCAAGCAGATTACGGACCTTCTGGGGCTCGCGAAGCCGACGCGGTTCGAGCACTCCGGCGCGATCGAGGTGACCGATGCCCGCAAGCGAATCGAAGACGAGATCGCAGCCGTCCTCGACGAAGCCGAGCGAGCGAAGCAGGGCTAAGGCGCGGCGCATTCTCGACGCCGCCGGCATCACCACCGATGCGCAGGCGGCGCCGCTGCTCGGAGGCAACTGGCGCCCGCTGCTCGTCCCGCCACTGACTGAGTTCGTCGCCCAAACCCTCATCGTCGAGAAGGAGACCGGCGCCCTCATCCCCTTCGCCCTGTGGCCCGAACAGGAACGCGCCCTCGCCGAGATCGAGGCGCACGACAAGCTCATCGTGCCGAAAGGCAGGCAGGTCGGCATCACTTGGCTGGAGCTGGCCGCCATGCTGCACGCCGGCACCTTCCGCGGCAACCGCCTCTTCCCGATAGCCCGGCAATCGCTGGAATACGCGCAGGACGCCATCACGCGGCTGCTTCTGCTGGCCGGCTACGACCCGAACACGAACCCGCCGCTGCGCCTGCCTGAGGCCATCATCCCGCCGGAGTGGCAGCCGCACATCGTGGCGAAGACGACCATGAGCTTGACGCTCGCCAACGGCAGTCACTACCGCGCACTCACGGCGACGCAGCAGATCGGCCGGGGCCTCGCCGCATACTGGGGACTCGCCGACGAGCTTGCCTTCTGGGCATGGCCGGCGCAGCAGATAGCGGCCCTCGAATCGGGCTGCCACCGCCTGCACATCGTCTCCACCGGCAACGGCGAGGGCGATTACTTCCACGGCCTCTGGGAGAAAGCGCAGGCGGGCAAGGGCGAGTATCACCCGCTGTTCATTCCCTCGACCGCCGACCCGCGGCGCTCCGCCGACTGGTACAGGCGCAACGTCGATGAGGCTGCGGACCCGGACCTGGCGCAGCGTGAGCACGCGCGGAAGCCGGAGGAAGCGTTCAGAGCACCGGAGGGCGCCTACTTCAAGCGCTTCGACCGTGAGCGCCACGTGCGCACCGTCGAGATCCTGCCCGGCCTGCCGACTTTCCGCGCCATCGACTTCGGCTTCCGTCACCCGGCCTGCCTGTGGGCTCAGCAGGCACCGTCCGGCCAACTGTTCATCATCGCCGAGATCCTGCCCGAAGACGTGACCACGACCGAGTTTCGCGACGCCATCGTAACCACGGAGTCAGAGTGGAAGCTCGCCTACATCCCGCAGGCGTCCTACTGCGACCCCGCCGGCAAGGCCGCGAACGTGCAGACCGCCGAGTCCGAGTTCGAGGTCCTGCGCCGGGCGCGGCTGAACCCGAAGGGCAAGTCCTCGAGCGTGCGCGACGGCTGCGTGCGCATCATGGACGCGCTCGCCGACAAGGAGATCCCGCTGATCGTCTCCGACGCCTGCCCCGGGCTGATACGGGCGCTCTCGCAGGTCAAGCCGCATCGCAGCCGCACGGAATGCTACGACTTCGACCACGAGCTCTACTCGCATCCGCTGGACGCACTGCGCTACCTGCTCGTGAACATGCGCGAGGGCGGCATGTTCAAGCCCCCCGGCGGCGGCGCCAAGCGCGAGCGCGGCGGCGCCCGCATCGCCTTCTGAACTAACCTCTCAACAATGCGGCTGCCCACGTGCCCGATGCTTGGCAACGTGGCGACCACCGCGAAGCGTCGAGCGGCCCTGCGTGCGTCTGCGTCAAGGCGTACTGCCTCGCTGTCTCTGGCCGAGACCGGCAAGCGTGCGCCGACCGGCGAGATCGGCGACGCCTCCGTCTCCTACGTGGCCGGCACCGGCAAGCTGCGCCGCCTCCTTGACACCGAATACCTCTGGGACCTGCGCGGCCAGGCCGCCTACCGCGCTTACGACCAGATGCGTTTTTCCGATCCCAAGGTCGCCGGCCTGCGCTTCGCTCAGAACCTGCCCCTGCTGCGCGCCTCCGTCACCATCGAACCCTCGGACGGCGACGACAAGGACGCCGTGGCGAAGGCCGAGCTGGTCAAGCGGCTGCTCATCGACGAGTTCCCCTGGCGCTCCTTCCTCGCCGACACGACGCTGGCCCTCGACTACGGCTTCGCGGCCTTCGAGATCGTCTGGCGCATCGAGGGCGGCGAGGCCAAGTTCCGCCTCAGTCTGCGGCCCGCCTCATCCATCGCCGCCGACGACATCTACCTGAAGGACGGCGCCGTCGACCACGTCGTGCAGCGTCCCGTGGGCGGCGGCAGCTTCGAGATCCCCGGCGACCGCCTGCTCTGGTTCAGCTACAACAAGGAGGGCGACGACTTCCGCGGGCACGCCATGCTGCGGCCCATGTACAAGCCCTGGCGACTCAAGCAGGAGATCGAGCTGCAGCTCGCCGTGCTCATCGGCAAGATGGGCGGCGTTCCCGTGTTCACGCAGCACACGGCGCTTGACCAGGAGACGCAGGACATGCTCGACGAGGCTGGCCAGTCGTTCGGCATCGCCGCCGGCGCCTTCGTGCGCAAGCCCGCCGACGTCGACCTCGAACTGCTCAGTAGCAACGTCTCCGTCGATCAGGTGCTGGAGTCGGTCAAGTACTGGGACACGCAGCTCACAGCCGTGGCGCAGGCGCAGGTCCTTGACCTCGGCATCAATCAGGCCGGCAGCCGCGCCATGGGCTCGACGATGCTCGACATGTTCGGCGACTCCATCCAGTCGCAGTGCAGCTACCGCGAGGACGTGCTCAACGCCAAGGGCGGCCTCGTGCATCAGATCGTCGCCTACAACTTCCCCAATGACGAGAACCTGCCCAAGCTGCGTTTCGGCAACGTGCAACGCTCCGACATCCGCGCCATGGCGCAGGCGTTCATGTGGCTGGCGCAGGCCGGCATGGGCTTCGGCGACGAGGACTGGGAGTTCATCCGCGCAGAGATGAACATGCCCGAGTCGCGGGTGGCGCAGGTCGACATGCCGGACGTGCCGGAAGCCGTGCAGGCGCCGCCGCCGGCAGAGGTCCCGGCTCCCGCGCCGCCAGAGTCACCGGCCACGGCCGGAGATGCCCTCGAGGGCGGCGCTCAGGCAAGCGAGGCACACACTCACGGAGATGGCCTCCAGCTCGCTGAGCGCCGTTCGCCTCGGGGCGTCGAAATCTACCTCGACCTCGCCGAGATCGTCGCCAAGTTCGACACCGCCAAGACGGCCGTCAAGGACGCGACGCAGGCGACCCGCACGGCGCTCGCCGCAGAGCTCGGACGGCGCGCTCGCGTGGCTGCCGACAAGGGGCAGCTGGCGAAGTTCGCGGCGGGCGCGCCGCCGATGGTCGACAAGCTCACGAGCGAGATCGGCTCCGTGCTCGAGGACTTCTTCGGCGCCGGTCGCCAGCAGGTCGCCGACGAACTGCAGCGCCAGCGCGACGGCAAGCCCTGGACAGCGAGGAGTATCCGCGCCGCCGAGGCGAAGAGTCCGGGCGGGCCGCCGCCGAAGGGGCTGAAGGCGATGCTCCAGCAGGCCGCGGCGATGGCCCGCTCCATCGCCGCCGCGACCATGGCCGCCGCCTCCATGCAGGCCGCGCGCATCCTCGCCGGCACGCCCGTCGCCCCCGACGTGATGGAGGCCATGATCCTGCGCGAATCCGACGCCGCCGCCCTGCGCTTCGTGGGCGCCGCCGTCGACTTCCTCTCCATGGGCCGCACCGCCGAGGCCACGGCGCAGGCGCAGGACATCGAGGATGCGGTGTACAGTGCCCTGCTCGACGGCGCCACCTGCGACGCCTGCGAGCCTATGGACGGCGAGGTGACGACGGACCTGGCGCTGGCCGAGGAATGGACGCCGAACCCCGACTGCGAGGGCGGCGAACGCTGCCGCTGCCTCGTGGTCTACCAGATACGTCAGGAGCCGCCGGGTCCGACGCTGGCCGAGTCCGTGCTGGCACTGACCGAAGTGGTCGCCAAGCAGAAGCCGTCGATCGTGAACGTGGCCGCGCCTGCGACCCCGGACGTCACCGTGAACGTGGCCGCCGCCGAGCCCGCGAACCTGACTGCGACCGTGGTCCTGCCCGAGCCTGCGCCCGAACCCGCCAAACGTGGCGCGCTCAAGCGCGAGTCGCACTTCCTCATGGACGAAGCCGGGCGCATCACCGGCAAGGTCGAGACCGAGACCGACTCAGCCGGCCGCGCGGTGGTCCGCACGAGCACGTTCCAGCTCGACGAATCGGGCCGCATCGTCGGCAAGACAGAGACTGAATCTGAAGGGGTGAGCGATGGCCGGTAACGCCTGGTATACGAACGGGCTAAAGCACTTCGGCCGCGGCGAGATCGTCTGGAAGGCCGCCGGCGGCAGCGACATCAAGGCGACGCTCGTCGACCTCGACGACTACACGTTCGTGGCCACTCACGAGTACATGAACACGAACACCGTGCCGGCGGCCTCGAAGGTCGCGGTATCGGCGGCGATGACGCTCGTCGACGCGGCGATCGGCGGCGTGCTCGATGCCGACAACGTCACATGGGGCTCCGTCACCGGGCACGTGTCCGAGGGCATCATCGTGTGGAAAGACGGCGGCGACGGCGGCACCACGGCAGCCGGCACGAACGACCTGCTCATCTGCTTCATCGACACCGTGACCAGCGGCCTGCCCGTCACCCCGAACGGCGGAGACATCACCGTGCAGTGGGCGGCCGGCGTGATAGCCACCCTTTGACAGGAGACTGACATGCCCGACGATCCCATCAAGAAGTGCGCGAGCTGCGGAGCCGGTGACGGCTTCACCGACCAGCCCGCCGACTACGCCGACAACCGCTGGCCGGGTAACGACCAGCCCAAGACCAACCGCTGGACGCGCTGCAAGGCGTGCGGCGCATCGTTCATCTGCGAGTTCGTGGACGAGTCCGTGAGAGAGAAGGTGGCTGACTAATGGCCCTCGACCCCAAAGTAGACTGGGCGGAAGTCCAGACCATGATGAACGCCTTCGGGGCGACCTTCGACACCAGCGGCGTGCTGCGCATCTACGACAACACCGGCGCCGTGCCGACGAACTGCGACGACGCCGCGAACGTCAACGGCGCGGTCCTGCTCGCCGAACTGAACCTCGCCTCCGACGCCTTCGGCACCTGCTCAGGTGCGGGCGTCATCACGG